GTTATTTTGCAACATGGGGGTTCTCTCCCGATGGATTGCCGGTACCTGATTCTGACGGTGATGTGATAATGAAAGGAGCTTTTTCTAAAACTTTGGCACAGAACGGGCCAGGGGCAACGAACAGAATCTGGCACTTGTTCAATCACGACACCGGAAAGCCTATCAGCAAGCCTTCAGTTCTCACAGAGGATGACAAAGGGCTGTATTTTGAAACACGGTTCCCGGACACGCAGCTTGCCAACGACATTCTGAAACTTTACGAAAAGGGCGACATTACCGAACACTCAATAGGGTACAATGTCATCCAGGCACGTGATGAAGGAAATTACAGTCTGCTTCAGGAAATCAGACTTTGGGAAGGTTCATCCGTGCTATGGGGTGCTAACGAAAACACACCGACAACAGGTATCAAGGCAGAGGAATTTCAGGTTAAAACAAACCTGCTGAATGAGTTGCTCCGCAATGGTGAACTATCGGATGAAACTTTTGAAATGATCGAAAAATTACTCAAAGATATTCGGGCGATGAAGGATTCCGGCAAAACCGATCCTGAACCTGAAACCAAAGAAGCTACCGGCGATCCCGAAGCTATGAAACTAAATTTTTACAAACTTTTAAATCGTCGAAAAAATGACTGATGAAGAAAAGAAAGCCCTCGAAATCGAGGCCGAAAAGCTGGAAACGAAGATGAATAAACTTGTTGACCCGCTGATCGCAAAACTCGCCAAGCTTGACCCGGAATCAGCCGAGTACAAGGAAACGATGGCGAAAGAAATGAAACCGGTGTATGAAAAGTTCCAGAAACTACAGGAGCAGTACGATGCATTGGATGTGAAACTTCAGAAACTGAATGTTGCTGATGAGAGCCTGCCGGTAGCTGACCAGGTACTGAAACTCATGGAAGCTATGACATGGGTGAAGGACTGGAAGCAGAGTAAACGAGGCGGAAATCTTGATCTTAAAGGCGTTGACTTGATGAATACCAAATCAACCGTTACCAGAGTCACAGATACCATTCAGCCGCAATTTACACCTTTGCAGTATGTTCCTGGTTACCGGTTCCATATCCGTGACCTGATGCCGATAGGTATTGCCACGTCGAACCAGATTTGGATGCCGTATGAATCGGCAGTATCGAACGGAATTGCAAGGGTCGCTGAAGGAGCATTGAAACCTGAAAGCTACCCGACACCGTCAGTTGTAAAGTGGGCTATCGAAAAGATCGCTACCTGGATTAAGTTCTCGGAAGAAATCCTGGAAGATATGCCGCAGTTTACAAGCTACATCACAACTCGCTGGATTGAACTCCTGAAACAAGCCGAAGACTACAAACTGTTATACGGTTCCGGTTCAAGCGACATCAAAGGTCTTATGGTATCAGGAACAGCCTGGACTGATGACCTCGCTGATTCGCTGGTTGATAGGGTCATGGTTCTGGATTCAGCAGTTACTCAGGTTCAAACAGCCGGATTCAATGCAAATTACATCCTGTTGAATCCTGCTACCGCAATGCAGGTTAGGCAGAGCCGTGATACAGATGGAAACTTCAAAATGCCGTATCCTGTTGCTATCGGAACAGCTCCTATGGTTATCAACGGGGCAACCGTATTGGTACATCCAAAAGTAACAGCCGGTGACTTCCTCGTGGGTGACTTCGCAATGGGATGCCAGTTGTGGGATCGCAAGGCTGCAAACATCAAATTCTATGACCAGAACGAGGATGATGCCAAATATAATTTGATTCTCGCAGTTATCGAGGAGAGACTTGCCCTTGTAACTTACCAGGCTACCGCCTTCGTGTTTGGGAACTTTGCCTCAGCTATGGCAAAGGGCAGCGCATAGGCTTAATCACTCTTAATTGAGAAACAGCAGGCAGGCGGGGAGGATTAGCAGGTCATATCCTCCCTGCTTATAGCCTGCAAAAACAAAAGAAAATGGAAGTAAAGATCATCAACCTTAAACACCGTACAGACCGCTGGGAAGAAATACAGCGGCAGGTAAGAGCATTCGGGATAACCGATTATGAAAGAGTCGAAGCAGTACCGGGTGGTTATCTTGGGTTCAATGCTTCTGTTAGGTTAGCTTTACAGGGTGACGGTGATATGCTACTGTTGGAGGATGACTGTGTTTTCAACAATCATTTGTTCGACCTTCAGGAAGCTATCAAAGAATTGCCTGCTGATTTTGATCTGCTTTACTTGGGTGCGAACGTCA